GTGAAAGAATTGCACCAGTATTTAGGCCCGCATATTCCGCATGATATATGTGAACAGATTAACGGCAGGTTCTTTATTACATACCATAATATTAAAAAAGGTAAAAAACCAGTAAAATCTAAATACGCAAATGTTGCCGATATTTTGAGAACGATTGTGAAGTCATCATATATCCCATTTTTAATAGATGGCAACGTGTTATACGAAAAAAAGTACATGGACGGGATCACTCCCTTCGTATTCAATACAGAGGCAAACAAGAAGATTTTATATTTAGACCTATTTGGGGCGGACAAAATAAGCAACCTATTGAACGTAAAGAACGAAAAGTCTAATTACCACCGAGTATTGTCTGGCCTATTAGATATACATTCGTTTTATATAAAACAGACAAACACGCAAATGTGCAGTTACGTGAACGACTGGAGTCTCATTAGCAAGGGTGCCAACTATGTTAAATGGCTAATAGAAAAACTAATTATATACTTTATATATTTTGTCGTTTTAATCAGTAAGCGCATTCCCCGAGAATTTAGAGAGAGCGTGTTCTGCAAATTGGCCTCCAAAATAGTATACGATATTTTTATTATAATACTGGAGAGTCGCTGTTTATAAGTTCAAATAATTTAGCATTAATATTGTCCTATAAAAATGGACGATATTGATATAACAACCCCTGGGTTTTCATTAGGTAATGTTCCTGATTTAACAGAAATCGTATCTAATATTGTTGACACGACGGAGCCTGACATGTCGGATTATGCCATGTACATTTTGGGGGCTATGCTTATGGCTCTTGCTGGCATTATATTTCTATATAAATTTGCAAGACGCGGCCAGCGAGTTACGTTTCAAGACAAACTGGAGGAATGCTACGGCGACAAGTGTCATGTATAATTTAGCGCCTTCGCGCAGTTCTTCCTCCAAAAATCCCGAACGGCTTAGCCTTTTTGGTCGTGGTCTTGGTCTTCTTTGTCTTCTTTTTTGAAGCACTCTTCTTCGCCTTTCTCTCTTTCTTCTTACCATCTGATTTCTTATTTATTGAATCCGCTGGTTTATAATTTAAGAACATCTCCTCAAACGCCGCAAGGTCACCCTTTTCCTTGAGTTCCTTGTATTTTTCAGCCTTGTGTGCGCGCATTTCTTCTACAGATTCTTGGTGCCCATAACAGGTGATACTGAAACGTCTAAGCAAGCCCTTTTGTTCCAAACGGTTTTTCTGCTGAACGTCAAATAGATATTTGGACATGCACAATATCCTATCCAAAAAGAGATTGTAATAGGGGCGATCTGCGTACACAAATGCCAAGTAAAAACTCAACATGGTGTCTACGGTTGCAATCTTGACAGTTTGGCCGCCGATGCTAAGGTTGTTGTAACTATGGCACGCAATTGGTTTGTAAATAAACACAATTGTATCGTTTCCAACGCGGATTTCATAGTGCTCAGGGATAACATCGCCAATATTTGCATGCTTTATAATTTTTACATTTTTAACATCAATGTCACTCAGCCGTTCCTTGACAATTTCCGCGGTCGTTTGTGGGTCGGTGGCCAGCACATCAAAATCGGCGTAACGCTCCAACTTGTGACGCAAATTCTTGGGCATGTATTGAGAATAGAGAGAAATCGCATACCCGCCAAAGAATACGACGCCCTGGTTTATTAGGGTATTTCGCACGTTATCATAAATGTGGTCCTCCTCCGTTTTATTTTCCATTTCGCGCTGAAACTCCACAGAGTTGCAATTTACGTCTGTAACGGAGAAATGCTTATTCAATAGTGTGAGACGTTTAAGCACCTTTTCCCATCGGCTTGTGTCTCCGGCTGGTCTGGACAATTCAAGATACATAGACATTCTTAAATAGTTGGGGGGAGCGTACAATATTCCGCCAACGCGCAGCGCATCTTTTTTGATCGCATTATAGACGCCTTTGGGCAAAAATGTAATGTCCGCCACTGGCATAAAATTCACGAACACCTTATATGTCCCGGTGTGCTGGCCAGATTTGGCCTCTACATCGGTGAAGCCGCTTTGGTAATATATATCGGCCAGTTCCTTTGCGTCCTGCAACGCATTCGTTGAAAAAAAATCATAGTCAGGCACCTCAATCTCCTTATTATAAAATTGATCATCTATCGGCAGTATGTTATTTATAGCGGTGCCTCCGTAGCAAATCAGACTCTTTTTCTTAAGAAAGTTCTCAACTATAGAAATAATTTGCTGAATTTCGCGCGAGTTAACGACGCGTTTTCCTATTTTTTCTTCTGCTTTATCAACCGCTTGGCGGAGAATAGCCAACTCGCAGTCAGAGAAATTTAGTCCTCTGCATATATTTTTTCGAGCCATACCTTCTTATACATATATGAAGATTAATTATTATACAAAGTATTATACAATTATACAAATTATTATACAATTATACAAATTATTATACAATTATACAAATTATTATACAATTATACAAATTATTATATAATAATTCAGTTCTCGTTAAATTTTGAAGCTATAATAGTCTGTTTCCACCTTACGCGTAGCATAGGAATAAGCAGGGTTCTGCGGTGTGGGTGCAGGAATAGTCACAATCTGATTCCTTAAATTCTCGGGCTTTAAACAGAAGGCATACCCTCCCTCGTCAAAGAATTCCGTATTTTCAAGTAAAAGGTTGTCCACTTGTTGATACCGCATAGCTACCATCTGGCACCCATATGTTCTGCACAATAACGCACTTGGATTCACTGGGTCACCTCCTGTGTCTGGAAACACAATTGTCATGCCAGTTTTATTAAAGTCTGTTAGCTCTTGAACGTCTGGGTTGTTTTTAACGTCATAGTAGCGGTATCCTCGCATAAACACAGAGTTGCTGGTTAAATTAACGTATTCTAAAAAGGCCTGATTCTGCAAGAAGGCATCATTTGTCCTGTCCACAATTAAAATAACCTTGTTCTTAAATGTTAACAGCGGGACGGTTCCTAAATTCGTTCCCGAGTTTTCAAAGCTGTATTCCTTTCCAAGCATGATATTATCATACAACTTGAGCGTGCTCGCTAAATTAGAGTACATCTCTTGGTTAGTGCTCTTAATCCGCAAGTGAATGATGAGCGGATCCGTTGGATTTGGAACAGTTCCGCTCGCAAATGCGTAGCCGCCAATTGTCTCCATTACCCCGCTAAAAGGCACTGAATTGTATGTCTCTTTAATGTAGAAACTGTCCGAGGTAGAGGTTGCCACAACAGCTTGATTATCTATTGAGTACACCTCAAAATCTAAGCAGCGAACCCCCTGCTTAAGCACCGCCTTTAGATTGCATAGGTCTACGTAATCATCCTTATATGACCCACCAGAGCACGCATTGAATGCGGTTTTAATATAATAATCATATAGGTTGCCGCTGCAATCGGAATCGTTTGAAGAAATAGGCCGGATGTTTCCGTTTAAAGTGGGATATAGGGTGTTCATATAATCGCATTCGTCTTGTTCCAAGTTAACCCGACGTTTTATGTAAACATATGCAAGTAGTATAAAAATCACGGCCACTGCAACACCAATCAATAGTACAATTTTGTCCATTCGTATTAATCTAATATAATATAATAAGTTATTTTTAGTAGGGACATATTACTAAAATACCTCCTACCAGGGCACCGAAGAAAATGTAGGATTAAGCGCGTAATTTATATTAATAGCAAATTAAGAATTAAAAAATTTATATATAATATACTTAAATATGGCTGGAGGGTTAATGAATCTTGTAGCTACTGGACAACAAAATGTTATTCTAAATGGAAATCCGAGTAAGACCTTTTGGAAAGCAACATATAAAAAGTATACTAATTTTGGGAAACAAAACTTTCGTTTGGATTACGAAGGGACGCCTACGCTCGGCCTAACAAATGAGTCCACCTTCGTTTTCAAAGTAAAGCGCTATGCGGATCTGTTAATGGACTGTTACATCTCCATCAATCTGCCTACCATTTGGAGCCCGGTTTTGCCTCCACAGGCGTACACGAATCAGAGCGGTGCCACAGAATATACCGATTGGGCGCCATATGACTTCCGGTGGATTGACAATATCGGGGCGCAGATTATTAGCCGTATTACCATAACGTGCGGTAACCAAAAACTGCAAGAATATTCGGGTCAGTATTTGCTGGCATCTACACAGAGAGACTTTAGCGCAGAAAAGTTGGCGCTGTTCAACGAGATGATCGGCCAAACCGCTGAATTAAATGACCCGGCTAACTCAGGCGCACGCGTGAATACATACCCAAATGCGTATTACACAAACAGTCCCGCCGGAGCACAGCCGTCTATCATGGGGCGGACTCTCTATATTCCGCTCGGGGCATGGTTTAACCTGGTTACAATGCAGGCGTTCCCGCTCGTCGCGCTTCAATATAATGAGCTGCAGATTAGTGTATCATTCAGGCCAATTAATCAATGGTTTACCATCCGCGATGTCATGGATTATACAAACAATTTCCCAGTCGTCGCGCCCAATTTTAACCAATTTTATATGCAGTTCTATAGATTTCTGCAAACACCGCCAGATGTGGCACTCGGTCCTGCGTCATACATAGACACGAGGACTTTGTGGAATGCTGACATCAATCTAAATTGTACCTATTGTTTTCTCTCTAATGATGAGTCCGAACTCTTTGCTAAGAATGAGCAGAAATATTTGATTAAGCAGATTTATGAGACACCGTTCTACAACATTACCGGGCAGAATAAACTGAACTTGGACTCGCTGGGTATGGTAATTAGTTGGATGTTTTATTTCCAGCGAAGTGATGCAAACTTGCGAAACCAATGGTCCAATTATACAAACTGGCCATACAACCACATGCCACACGATGTTGAGCTGGCTCCGACCAGTGGAACGTATAACTATAAAAATCCGACCTTGCCGTCGGTTCCTGGCATGGGTCCAGGTGCGAATCCAGATGGTACTTTAAGCGGTCTGCGTATAACCGGCGTTTATAACCCGCAAAATATCCAGTACATTTTGGTGGCTCTTGGTATACTTCTTGATGGCCAATACAGAGAGAATATGTTACCTGCGGGTGTATACAATTTTGTTGAAAAATACGTAAGAACATCTGGTAACGCTCCACCTGGTCTATATTGCTACAATTTTTGCCTGGATACAAACCAGATGAACCCGAACCCATCGGGAGCCATGAATATGAGCCGGTTTACTAATGTTCAGTTTGAATTCACGACTATTGCGCCCCCCGTTGACCCGTATGCCCAGGTGCTAACTATTTGCGACCCAAATACGGGCGACCTTATAGGCATCAATAAGCCAACCTGGCGAATTTATGATTACAATTTTAACATGTACTTGATGGAGGAGCGTGTAAATATGGTTATATTTGTCGGCGGAAATGCAGGCCTTTTGTATGCGACATAATTATGTGGGCGCGCGGTATATATATTTATTAAATTTGAATTTAAATATATATAAAATATACTATTTAAATGGCAGAAGAAAGCAAGGCAATCCCGGAAGAATTTACGAAGGTAATTTGTGATTTTGTTGGTGATATAAGAACAACATTTCCCGAATATGAACCGTTTATCATTAAATGGCTTAAAACCCCCCAGCATTACAGTCACATTGAGGACGCTGAGGCGAGGGATGCTGCATATGAAAAACACAAGCGCACGTCGGTGCAGCTCCTATTCAAATTTTGTCAGAAAAAGTTGCCTCCGCGGTTCTTTGACATTCTATACCAAAATGAGGACATGTTTAAAGTGGACTCGGAGGTAGACACCGAATTTCTTCCCAGCATCCATTTCAAAAACCTATGGCAGTGCGACATTTCGCAGAAAACGCGGGAGACCATTTGGAAGTATTTGCAGTTGATTACCTTTGCAATTGTTGGCACCCTGAATAACAAGGAGGCATTTGGCGATACAGCGAAAATGTTCGAGGCGATCAATGAGGACGAATTTAAGTCCAAGTTGGAGGAGACCCTTTCACATATGCAGGGTTTATTTGAGGCGAAAGAGGGCGACCCCGGCACTGCAGAGGGTGATGGTGCCGGATTTAGTATGCCTGATGCAGAACAACTTCACGGTCATATTACTGGGATGTTGGACGGAAAGTTGGGACAATTGGCGCGCGAAATTGCCGAAGAGACGGCAGCAAACTTGAATGCGGATTTTGAGGGCGCGACTGATATGAAGGACGTCTTCCAGACGCTCGTAAAGAACCCGACCAAGTTGATGGGACTCGTGAAGACTGTTGGCGACAAGCTGGATTCTAAAATCAAATCTGGTGACCTAAAGGAGTCGGAATTGATTGCAGAGGCATCGGAAATGATGAACAAGATGAAGAATATGCCTGGCATGGGAAATATTCAGTCCATGTTGAATAAGATGGGAATGGGTAACCTTGCTGGCATGGCGGGAATGGGAGGAATGGGTGGAGCAAAGGTAAATATGGGCGCCATGCAGGCAAATTTAGACCAACGGATGAAAATGGAGAAGACTAAAGAGCGAATTCGTACAAAGGCAGAAGCAAATGCTCGTGCAAAACTCGAGCAAGAGGCGCGAGAGGCGGCGCTAATTCAACAGCGTCAGCAACAACCTGTCATATCTGATGCCGAATTGTTCGGGCTATTTGGAGCTGCAGAAAAAGCGGAACGGACGCCTCGCGGAGCAAAGCCCCCTCAACAACCGCAGCAACAATCGAGTAGTGGTAAGAAGAAGAAGGGGAAAAAATAAAGAATCGCCATACACTCTTTATCAAAATAACGCCACAGTTTATTAGGAGCACGATTCTTCAATAAATTTTGTCATGTATACTCCGTCCGGTTTATAAAATTCCATTAAATCGTACGGGTGTTGATAATATTTTTGCAATAAATACAATAGATTGTGAAAGACGCGAATATTGTGATTTACACTGTTGGCCTCCAGAAAATTACATGGCGCGCCATATTCAGTCATTCGTCGCGAATTTGTATCGATTGCCGTCTGTAATAACTCATTTGTCAATGGCGCGTCAAAACTTGTGAGCAATTGGCCAAACAGATAATAGGCGCCATTTGACCACGGCTGCTTTGTTGTTGCAACATACTCTGTTAATGATACGATATCAACGCCTACAAAATCGTGTTTAAACTTGCGGGTAATATAGTCATTTAGTTGCTTCAGACTGGGATGAATCGCACCGACAAAGGGCTGACCCGTCTGAAAGTCCTCTGGTATAGTTGGTAACATGAATTTTTCCATGGTGCTTGTAATTCTATAATGTCTAATGAGATGGTCCTCCGCGGAATTCAATTTTTATTTTTATGATGATAGTATTATTACGATAGTATTGTTATTTTATGCCTGCGAGTATTTATGCAGACATAAAACGCCGAAGTGATTATACAATAACAATGTGTATTTCGATGGTCAGGGATAAAATTTAGAAGAATCTACCTACGCATAAATGTTCGCGTATGTGAAATATAAAAATTAGGGCGGCGATCAAACTTTTTTAAACTGTTTATATATATAATGACAATTCCATTTTGGGCCAATGATCCTACTGTGTTATTTAATAAAGAGCAGATGACTGAGTTGTGGCCATCGGCTGATATGGGCTACGAGCAAAAATTGAATGCCATCTCGCGGCTCATAATTTTGATTACGATTTTAGGGTATATCGTAACCATGTCCCCCAGAGTGTTCGGTATTGGCGTGTTGACATTGGTTGCCATTGTTATATTGTTCAAAATGCGCAAACAGAAGGTTACAAAGGAGATGTTGGATGAGGGGTTTAGGATTCGCGGCAACGAAGTAACTGGAATGTTTGATAAGAGCCCTGACTCTTATGTCAACCCAGTTACATTGGACTCGGTGTTGAAAAGTGAATTTAAGGGTGGAAGCAAAAAGAATCCCTTTAGCAATGTTTTGTTGACACAAATTAGTGACGATCCCGATAGAAAATCAGCACCGCCATCGTTCAATGTTGATGTCGATGAGGATATTACTAAGAATGTCAAGAAGGCGGTTCAGATGATGAACCCCGGTATTAAAAATACCAATAAACAACTGTACGGCGACTTGTACCAGAATTTTGAATTGGATCAATCAAACCGCGCATTTTTTAGCACTGCAAATACTCGCGTAGAGAACGATCAGAGCGCATATGCTCAG